ATAAAAAAAGGACTTAAAGAAGCGCAACAAATATTATAAAAAAAGGACTTAAAGAAGCGCAACAAATATTATAAAAAAAGGACTTAAAGAAGCGCAACAAATATTATAAAAAAAGGACTTAAAGAAAATAAATAAAAAATTGATTATTTTAAATATTATTATTGTTATTAATAATAATATTATGAATTTTTCTAAAAATGAAATTAAAGTATATAATAATAGTGAATTAAAATTATATCAACAAGTTCATTTAGAATTATTGGTTTGTGAGTTAACAGAAATTAAAAGTTTATTAGATTTATTTTATAGGAATGAAACAAAATCTAACTTAACTAGCAAACAAAAATTATATGAAAAATATGAAAAAAAATTAACAGAAAAAATTGCTAATAGCAAACGATTGTTGAAAAATACCAAAATTCGTTTATCTAATAATATTAGTAAATGCATGGTTACAAGCTAAGAAAACCTTACGCTTTATTGCATATATATTGTTTATATCATTGTTTATATCATTGGTTCTAAGCTATCAATGTTAAAAAGCGCACTGGTGTTATTTATTTTTTTCTTCGCAATTTGATATTTTTCAAATAATGGATTTTTTAACACATTTTGCGGTGTATGTTTATGAACTATGCGTGCTATCATTTTATATAGCTTAAAGTCGGGATATCTCTCTGACCCGTCATTTTTATACAATATGTTTTTATTTTTATCATCAAATACCCATTCTATTATAATTTTTTTAATAGAAGATTTGACTTTTTTAATGTTGTCTAAATCTTCAATAAAATAATCAAATAAACTGCACCCTAATCTACATAAGTCAAAACTATAATTTGGGTCAATGCGAGGCTTATTTTCATTAAAATATGGTTCACAATTATATTGCGTGCTAGCATCGCCATCTTCCGAATAACTATCACTACATATAAACTTGTTTTTAAATCTATAAATTGCTCGACCAAAGTCTATTATTTTGTATATTTTGCCAAATGTAGGCACTTTATAATGAATATTATTATATTTATAATACAAATACTTTTTATCCGTAAACACATATACAATATTGTTAGTGTGTAGATCATTATGAGTAAAGTGAAATACTTTTTGATATGTAATTAGTGTAAATAAAATTTGTAAAACAATTGACTCCCATTCAGCATCACTTATTTTTTTACTTAAAATATATGAATCTAATGTGTCTTCGCAACATTCTAATACAATCATTTTAACTGGAAATTTTGAAATGGTACAATTAATATTGTCACATAGTGAATTTGAATCTGAACTATCTGTTCCACTACCACTTTCATAGTCACTATTTGTGTTATTGCTATTTGTTGAACTTGTTTTATTGCTAGCACTTGAAGACCCTGTATTAGACGAACGCGAAGAACAAGTTAGCCCAGACTTACTTGTTTCATTAGCACTTGTATTAATATTACTTGATTTATGAGACTGTTTTTCTATAATATTAAGATTTTCATATGTCAAACTACAGCTATTAGTAGGACTAATATTGCTATTAGTTATTGTGTCATTATAATTCGTTAGCTCATTCACAGTTTCATTTATGCTTGTTTCCTTATTGCTTATTTCATTAGTGCTTGTACCATCATTTTTACAAATAGGTTGCTCATTAGAAATAATACATAAATCCAAATCTTCAATTGATAATGGATTACTAATATTTAATAATAATGTTTTTTTGTTTTTTTTTGTATTGTTGAAAAAATAATTGACTTTGTCATTATCTTCTAAAAAGAAGAGACTATTTCTATGATTATGAAAATGATCTGATTCAGCTAAATATTCTATGTCTTCCGATACATCCAATTTATATTTGTTTTTTATTCCTAAAAATCCACCATAATAATTTATTCCATTATAAAAATTATAGTCGTTTAGTAGGCAACTTGATAAAAAGGAAAAAAACCCATCAATATATGCTGAATTATTTGGATCAGCAAGTTTTTTATATTGACTATTATAGTCTATAGTACTAATAGATGAATTAGTTGTATCGCTAAATTTGGGTAATTCTAATATATTGTAACTGTTATCGTATTTACCAAGCATATATTTGACTGGGTCGACTAATGGGCTAAATTTCACATAAATTTTTTTAGTATGTTTATTATTGCTATTATCTAGAACTGTTCCTACAAATTTATTATAGCTCTCTTTTTCCAAAATAGAGTCAAGTTGTAATTTATTGTTTAAATTAATTGAATTATAATTAGTGCTATTTAAATTAAAATATTGTTCGTATAATGGAATATAATTTTGGGTTTTTTCTAAATCAAAAAACTCTTCTTTGTTAATTGCCTCAAAAAGCTCCTTGTTATTATTTTTTCTATAGTTTAACTCCATTTAATTTATTAATTATAATAATTTTTTTAATATATAACACAATAGTTTAATATAAAGTGTTTAAATATTTGTATTAAGTTTAAATATAAGTATATTTAATATACTTATTAAATAAGTATTTAGCAATGACATTAGAATTGAAAAAATTTGATATAAAATCCATTAGTTTTAGGCCAGACGAAAATAAAGGGCCGGTTATAGTCTTAATAGGGCGGCGTGACACAGGTAAATCTTATTTGGTGCGTGATTTACTTTATTATCATCAAGATATTCCAATTGGAACTGTTATTAGTGGAACAGAAGCCGGAAACGGATTTTATGCCGAACATGTTCCTAAACTATTTATTCACGATGAATATAATACAGCTATTGTTGAAAATATTTTAAAGCGGCAAAAAACGGTCATGAAACAAATAAGAAAAGAAGTAGAGGTTTATAAAAAATCTAATATTGACCCTAGGGCATTTGTGATTTTAGATGATTGCTTGTTTGATGCAACGTGGACTAAAGATAAAATGATGAGATTGTTATTTATGAATGGGCGTCATTGGAAGATAATGTTGGTCATCACTATGCAATATCCTTTAGGTATTCCCCCCAATTTGCGCACGAATATCGATTACGTTTTTATATTGCGTGAGCCATATATAGCAAATAGGCGGCGTATATATGAAAATTATGCTGGTATGTTTCCTACATTTGAGAGTTTTTGCCAAGTTATGGATCAATGCACTGAAAATTATGAATGTTTAGTAATTAACAATAATGCTAAATCAAATAAGTTGCATGACCAAATTTTTTGGTATAAAGCAGACCATCATAAAACATTTAAATTAGGGTCAAAAGAGTTTTGGGAAATTAGTAAAAATTTAGACTCTGATAATGAAGAAGAAATGTATGACCCAAACATAAGAGATAAGAAAAAAGGTCCCAAAATTAATGTACGTAAAACTAAATGGTAATGTGTTTTTATTTAGTTTTTTAGTTTTTTAGTTATTTAGTTTTTTAGTTTAATTAATTTATTATTATTATATATAAATGAATCGTGGTTGGAGAGTCGGGCTCCCCCAACAAACTCAGATTACTATAGAGAGAAAATATGATAGAACTACAGGAAAAGAGCTTACACAATCTGAAGCTGCCTGCGCCGAACGTATTAGAAGTTTGGAAGAAGATCTTATTATTTCAAATAATGAAAATAGTGGTCTTAGAGAGCGAGTTGTGGAAGCCGAGACCATTGTGTCCAACATAAGAAAGGCTTCTGAATCATCTCATAATGATAATCCATATCCAAAAACAAAAACTACTTCTAAATCTCTTAATACAGAGCTTGCTAAATTTTGTCATTTCTATAAATTAAAAATTGACTTTCCAAATGAATTTTTATGTTCTATTACCCGTAGGATTATGGTTGATCCAGTTACAACCTCTGGCGGACATACATATGAATGGAGTGCTATTTCACGTTGGTTTAGAGAAGGAAATAATACAGACCCTAAAACAGGTTTGAAATTAAATAATAACATATTGTATCCAAACCATGCACTTCGCTCAGCAATCCGCAATTTTGTTCCTACTTGTGAGCTTATTATAACAGAGCTTCAAAAAAACGAAGTTCCTAATAAAACACAAGGGTCTATAAGAATGCGTTCCGCACCGGCAGTGTTAGTTAGCAAAACCAGAACAAAATCCAAAGTTAAAGCCAGCTCCAAATCTAGAAGATTATCTACAACTAAAGCCATATCTACAGAGACAGCGCCATCTACATCAACTTATGACCCCAGTTTCCGTCAACAACTTGATTAGCGATGAAAAAAATCTAAAAAATAGTGATTACATTTAGTTTATTACGTTACAGCGCACTAAATATTAAAAATACACATATTAATATATGTGGGCGACCTACGATTATACTAACTTTCCAACTGTTTATGTAACTATTAGTGGTTCAATTGAGAGGCCAAGTGATTTTATACATTTTATAGAACAATGGTTGCAATTATTTAATAATGGTTCAACGTTCAATTTATATTTCAATACTATTAATTGTGGTTACATAAATATAAAATATGCTATTTTAATGGCCCATAAGATTAAACAATTTAAAAAAAACAAATATACTAATTTACAATTTAGCAAAATAGCAGTAGCAAATAAATCTATATTAATTTTATTGCGTCTAATTTTTTATATAGAAGCACCAATTGCTCCTGTTGAAGTATATTATGAAAAAAATAACATAATTAGCAGCGAACATTTTTATCCACATTAAACATATTTTAACTATAATTAAAATATTTTAATATATATATAATGAGTTATAGAGAAGAAGACGAAGAATACTTATTAAAAATAATAAAAGCAGTAAATATAATTGAAACGCGTATAATAACTAACCCTAAGATTAAAGAATTTATATTGTCTATAGCAAATGATGATATAATAACAAAACTAGATACAATACAAAATGCGGACTCACAAAATTATATAGCAAGAAATAAATCGGAAGAGATTACTATATTTAACAGATTATCTAGCTTAGTAAATGCTATAATTTATATTACATATTTGCTATATTTACTTACAGATTTTTATGAATATACAGAATATGCAAAAGGCAAAGATGACATAATATTTAATAATGTAAATGTTAGCCAAATTAAAGATATTGTTCCGACATTATTAACCAATAAAGTACAAATAATAGCCGAATTGTATGATGCTTACAACTCAAAATCTAAATCAAAAAAAGAATATATAATGTTTTATAATAAATTCTTTGATATAAACAAACTTTCTAATGAATTTAAAAGTTTAAATAATCCTATGGCTGCACGTCCTAAAACTACCAAACATAGAAGACATAAGCGTAAGCGAAGCTATAAGCGAAGCTATAAGCGAAGCTATAAGCGAAGCTATAAGCGAAGCTATAAGCGAAGCGCTAAGCGAAGCGCTAAGCGAGGCTATAAGCGACGCCAATAATAGATTACTTCATAATACTATTATTAAGTATATAATTTTATATATATTTTTAATATTTAATATATATAATGAGTCGAAAGTTAAGCTCAAGGCTAAAATCATTAGTAAGAAGAAATAACGCACTAAGTATAAGAGCAGTTCCTGCACCAATAACGACTCTTAGTACGTGGATATTTATACACCCTAGAGGACGGCGTCCTTATTATTACAATATTAAAACACGAAGTGTTTCATATGGTGTACCCATTAATGCTGTTATTATAGATAGCTATAGGGAACTTGGAAAGATGGTTGCCCATGATGCGGCGTTAAGGGCACGTTATCTTGCACGTGAGCGTCGTCAAGCTGAAATAGAAGCACAGTTTGCTCATATTGTTCAACCAGCGCCAGATGTACGCCTTGCATTGCTTAAGACTGATACAGATAATCTTAGAAAAAACTATGATAAGTTATATGCTGAATATATTGTAGTATGTAATTTTCATAAACTACCTATAATAGAAATAGAAGATTTTTGTGAGAATTGTTTATGTGCTATTGATAATGAAGTTATGATGTATCCAACAGCAATTCGTGACCAAACTAAGAAGGCATATGAAAAATATACCATAACAAAATGGCTTAGCCTTGGTAACACGTCTGACCCCTCACGTATAGAAAAAAACCCGTTAACTGTTGATGATCTTAGACCTAATAATGCTATCCAAGGCAAAATTGATGAATACAAAGAATTAATGCAAAAAACTATAAATAAAAATCCACTACCAAGCGATGTTGTGGTTAATGAAGCTTTGACTAGCGAAGCACAAGCTAGCGAAGCAGTTGCCGCCGGTCCGCGAAGAAAAAGAACAAAAAGAAGAAAAAGAACAAAGAGGAAAAAGGCATAAAAAAATTGACTATGTTTTTTAACATATAAAACTATTATATATAGCAAATGATGCAAAGGAATGAGGTTCAAGCGCATGGATTTTCTTGGGAACGTGAGCTCATATGTAATGTATTTGGTGTTACTATTGAAGACTATAAACAAATAAAATATACTAGCAAAATGGACTTACCAGCAAATCTAAATTGTCTTGATGGTTGTGCTGTGTCTATAAAAACATCATGCAATTTAAACACAGTTTGCATGGCTGATTGTTTACGCATATATGATGCCGTGACAAGCGGAAATTCTTTTCACATGGTTGTAGTTCATTATAATCAAGATGATACAAATAATACAAAAAATATTATAGCCATTACAGAAATAGATTTAACTGCTAGTAGTGCTCTACTATTTGGAAGTCTTAGTCGTTGCCAAATAGAAGAACTTGATAAATTGGTAAAATCTATTCCACAAAAAAGAAAACCAACACAAGAAGAACATAAAAAAATGTATATTTTGCGAGATAGTTTACAAATGATGGGTGGAGCAATTCATCTTGATATAAAGTGTAATAGTTCTCAAAGCAGACTTCAATGTTCCTTTAATAAATTCCAAGAATTTATTGAAAAAAATCCAAATAAACTAATTGCAAAAAGCAATAACAATGAATTTCGTGGTGGAACAATTAGTGCGTCTATTACATCTTCTCGTCGAGTATTGCGGAAGAAAGAGATTGTATAATAACATTAATTACAGCATTTGCCTCAGATTGTGAAAGACTACGAGGACCAAGCGTATTGCTTGGAAACGTAACATTATTTATTTTTTCAACAATATTATCAATATTACACATATTGGCAGTGTCAAGTTTTATGAAATTATGGGACTGCGGACTGAATGTGCGCCCATCATTCTTATAACATTTACCAGCATTAGCACCAACTCGTCTAAAAGCAATATCATAGTGCGCATTTGGTTTAACATATATAAATCCGACTGGATTTATTTTTGGTTCAACTTTTCTATTGCTAGTGTTTTTATTCCATATTTGAAATACACATGGAACATCATAATTTGAGCCATTTATTACAAAAGAGTTTTTTTCAAGTTCGACTGAATGTAGTAAATGAAACTTCAAATCAAACGCATTATACATACTTGGTTTTATAAATGATTTAGGAAGAATAAATGCTATTGTATCGGCAAACTCGCAACTTTTTATAATAAATGCCTTTGCTAATGACGATTGTCTTCCAAATGGCGGATTACCAAATACAATAATATTTTTATTAGGCGGTGGAATCCATTTCAAGTAATCTTGTTTGATTATAGTAGGTGCTTTAGGGTCTAAATCAAGTCCTATTTTTTCGAATGAAGTTGGTATATTATGTAGAAAAGAACCATTACCCGCTGATGGTTCTACCCATAAATAGGTGCTTGTATGTGGAACCATTTTATTAATAAGGTTAATACACATTTTTGCCACATTTTCATGCGTATAAAATTGGTCTTTATTATTTGTTCTGAATTTTCCAGTGTCTTGTGCTTGTGCTTCACTTGTTTCCATTATAGCTTTGCTTTATAGTTTCTCTAATATAGACACATTATTTTTAAATCAATTTTAAATTCTAATAAACATTTACATTTTATATAAAAGTGTTATTTAAAATGTAATAAACTTAAGCTTGTTCTTCAGTGTGAGCTTTAGCATTAGCATTAGCATTAGCATTAGCATTAGTTTCATCTTCAGCTTCAACTTCAACTATAACAGGCTCATCTTCTTCAAGTGTGGCTAGCTTTTCAGCACGTTCTTTTTGTCTCTTTAAAATCTCTCCAATACCATGGTCGTTATTTTCTTGTTTTCCAACAAGCACATCTTCTGCTTCAAATAGCTCTTTGCGTAATTCCGCAGTAACTGTATCATCATTTGAACCGTCACCAAACAATAAATTTTTACCAGGAACATCCATTCTATCCGCATTAATTAAGTTACCATCTTCATCAATTGTTTGCATCAATTTATTGCCCTCTTTTTTGGCTTTAGCAATATTTTCGCGGATTGCTTTTTTCTTACTTTCTTTTACGCGTTCATTAAATTGCTCTTTTGAAATTTCATCATTCTTCTTCTTTTGTGCCATTAGTTCATTTAAATCTTTTTCTAAATATTCTACTCTTCCTGTTTTATATGCTTCGGGATGAAATGGTAACCATATACCAACTTGTCCAATATACACATCATGATTTGGGTCATCTTCGCGCAACATTTTACACTTTAATTCTGCTTCTTCTTGAGAACCAAATACACCCCTAACTTTGATTCCGCGTGTGTTTGTTTGAAAATTATGTTGACTGCTGTATGCTTTTTGTAACTCTTCTTCTTTAGCATCAATGAACGATTTATAATCATCTTCTAATGATGTTACAAATAAATTCTCTCGCTCTTCTTCTACAAATTCCTCCATATCTTTTGTTAAACTATTAAAATCCAAGTTGTATTTATATGCTAAATAATTTAGAAATTGTGTATATTTATCAAATGTTTTTCTAAACTCGAAGTTCTTTAAATAGTTTTCGAAATAAAATAGTTCCTTTCTTTTTATATGATTTTCAGGTGAAATAAAGCTTAAACATACATATTTTTGACCGCTAATTGTTCTGTCTTCATCCAATAAATCAATAACTTTTTCTTGTTCGTTGTCTTTTTCCTGCATTCTCTCTTTTGGCAAATTTGAATTAGAAGTTTCTTTAAGTTTAGAAGATTTTTTATTGGTCATTTATAAATTATAATAGGTTATAATTTTTAAGTATTATTTTAACTATTTATTTTAACTATTTATTTTACTATTATTTTAACTATTTATTTTATCTATTTATTTTAACTATTTATTTTAACTATTTATTTTAACTATTATTTTATATATAAATTAATAATTTTTAATATTTTTATTTTTTTCTTCTTTATTATTATAAATATAAAACATAATGAATTTTACAATGAGCGAATTGATAAAAAGAGCAGTAAAATATTTGATTGAAGGTTTAATGGTTGCTATTGTTGCTTTTGTTATTCCACAAAAGCAATTAAAATTTGACGAAATAGCAATTATTGGGTTGATGGCGGCTGCAACATTTTCCATATTAGATACATTTATTCCATCAATGGGTGTTTCCGCACGCTCTGGCGCTGGTTTTGGCATAGGTGCTAATTTAGTAGGCTTCCCACGAATGGGTTAAGCTACGATTTTTTAGAAAATTGTAGTTGTAATACATATAAAATAATTATTTTAATATATTATTTTAATAATTATTTTATATATTAAAATATATTAGACTATGGCATTTACACGATTTTATGATGACCCTTGTAGAATTCAAAAATATTTAGAAGAAACTACTAACATAGGAAATTATAGCTTAAATGTTCCAGGCAACGGAGTGAAACCGTTATTAATAAACGACCCACATATTAACATGCAAAAATGGGGCGCTAATTTATCACAAAACAAAACCGATTTAGAAAGCGAATTACATTTATTGCATAGAAAATTAAACAAAGATAGTATAATTGAAAATAATTATGTAGACTATTTAAACACTAATCCACTATATAGTCAAAATAGTTATAGCATAAATAATGAAGAAATAACAGCCCAGTCACGAGCAACACATCCGGCATGGATATATAGAGAAATAAATCATTTTGCTAGCGAACAATCTATTCCTAATAATTTCAATTATTTACACTTAGACCCACAAGAAAATATATGTATTCCTTTTCATAATAATATTAGCTCCCGAATAGTCCAAAAAGATTATTATCAATTAAACAATAATTTTGATATTCAGCGAAGAATAACAAATTAAGCAAATAACAATTGTTATTTAATATATTAAATATATAATAATATTTTTAATATATTATATAAAATACTATGGCAGCTTTAGCAATACCTATAGTATTATTAGGAAGTATATATATATTATCAGAACAAGAAAAAAAAGACGCTCAAACACAAAATAATGTAACTGATAAAAATTTAAGACGAGCATTTTTTACAGAAAATAATTTGAACGAAGGATACACTAATTATAATGATGCAAATATTGTAGATCTAATAGCTACAAACAACTCAAATAATGACCCAATAAATAATTTTGCTAATCCAAATCAACAAACTGATAATTATTTTGTTGCCAATTCAACAAATCTATTAAGACAACCTGCAAAAAGTATTAATTTAATGTCAGGGCAACAATCTAACACTAATGATTTTAAACATAACAATATGAAACCATTTTACGGCGCAAAAATACGCGGTTCTATTGCCGATATTAATTTAACAGAGTCCATATTAGATTCAAAACAAGGTTCAGGAAGTCAAAATTATTCTAAATCAGAAGTTGCGCCATTATTTAATCCAGCAGAAAATGTGAATCTCCCTAATGGTACTCCTAACAATAGCGATTTCTTTCAGTCCCGTATGAACGAGTCTATGAAAATGTCGAATGTGACTTTGTGGGAACAACAAAGAGTTGGTCCTGGACTCGATTTAGGATATGGTTCTCAAAATAGCAATGGACTTAATACTGGTGGTGTTGAAGGAAGTCATGGTTTTAACTCGGGTATGATGGCACGAGAGGCATGGATGCCTAGGTCGGTTGATGATTTAAGAGTTGAAACTAATCCTAAAATGATTTATAATTTAGACGGACATCAAGGGCCGGCAATTTATCCTGTTAAAATGCAAGGTCCTAATAATAAAATAGGGGTTGTTGAAAAACACTTACCTGATAAATCATATGAGTCAGGACCAACACGTTGGTTTACTACAACGGGAGTAGAACAAGCACCTCCTATTAGGAGTACTCAAGTCATTCCAATGGAAAATAGAATTAGCACAACGCGTGAATATTATGGTGGAACTTCAAATACTGAATCGGGTCGCGCCTCATATATTAAACAAGATTTTGAGGACTCTAAAAAACAATCGCTAGGCGACCTACCCATTATAAATCCTAGTGCTAGTGGCACAAATGGCGCTGGACCAAATGATTATGGAAACAATAGTTATGTTAATTACAATAACAATAGAAGCACAGACAAAGAGTCAACAAATCTTGGCGGAGTGTATGGTATGCTAAAAGCCTCTGTGGCACCAGTATTAGATATTTTTAGACAAACGCGAAAAGAAAATGCGATTGGTAATTTACGCCAAACTGGTAATGTAAATGGATTAACTCCAACAGGTCATTTGTTTAATATTAATGATAAAACAAAGGTGACAAATAGAGAAATGACTACCGCTAAAATAGACCTAAATTATGTAAACGTTCAAGGACAAAATAACACTGGTAATGCTTATCAAGTAACACAGCACCAGAATTATGACAATCAAAGAACAAGCACAAATATAGAATATATTGGTTCTGGAAATGCTTGTGGAACAGGCTTAAGACCATATAATAACGCATACGCCCAACAAAATAATGTTAATAAGACTTACGAATCGCGCACTAATCAAGGGCATATGAATTTGTTTAATAACTATAATAATTCTACAACTACTCGTAATGAGTCTATGCTAGAGCAAAATAGAGGTCATGTAAATAATGGTGGTCCAAATGTTACGCCGTCCGTTGATTTTATGGGGCAACTAAATGGAATACAAAGCTACGACCAAAACTTTAACAGTTCACGCATGGACGAATCATTATTGTCTGCCTTTAAAAGCAACCCATACACTAAATCTTTATCAAGTGTTGCCTAAAGTTTACGAAAAAATTGTTAGTTTACGAAAAAATTGTTAGTTTATAAAATGTATTAATTAATATATAAATTATGTATAGTAATTAATATTTCTTATATATTACAAGAAATGCTTATAAATTACAAGAAATGTATTATAAATAGGATAGTTATAGCAAACTATAATAATAGTAGTTTTATTTTTTTAAGTAGTATTATTATAATAATATAATTTACTTAATGGCTTAATGGCTTATTTTCTTCCTCGTCGTTTTTTTGTCTTTGACTTTTCGTGTTTAACCCACCCAAATTTGCCTTTTTGGGTAAAATAACCCGCTTTTTCTAAACGTTTTTCACGTTTAGCGCGATTATATACTTTTCTTGATACTACGTGACCGCGCTTATTCATCAATAAATCAGGCTTTTTAAGATTTCCTTTTGTTTTGTATGCTGTGCCGTGCCAAACTTGAGCGCGCGAGCCGTTTAATACTTGATATTTATGTCCGTTAATGTGATACATATTGTCAGCCGATTTCATATGTTTTTTAACCATTTTTATATAGTATTATGAGAAAATAATTATTTGCTAAATTAATTAGTAAATAATAAATTATTTTGAAATTATTAAAAATTATAAATTAGTTAGTTTGTTAACATTAAAATATTTATAAATTATAATTTATAAATATTTATTTATAATGTCAAATAGTGACTATAATAAAATAATTAGCACAGTTAATAGTGTTTCAAGAGACTATACTTATAGTCCTGACCCAAATAATTTAATATGTATTGATACTTCTAATAACAGAATAGGTATTAATACATTATACCCCGAAGAGGCTTTACATATAAGTGGTGGAAGTATAAAAGCAACTAATATTTATGCTGATATTGTATACGCAGTTATAGATACAACAGAACCTATTGGGCCTAATATCGATAATGATAATACTATTAATGCAACTAGAATTAATGCAACATATATTAGTGCAACAAATACTATTGATGTTGGTAGAATTAATATTAGTGGACTATTAGATATTAGCAAAGGACTAATTAAAGCAAATGCTATTGATGCTAGCTCTATTGTTATTAGTGGACTATTAGATATTAGCAAAGGACTAATCAAAGCAAATGCTATTGATGCTAGCTCTATTGTTATTAGTGGACTATTAGATATTAGCAAAGGCTCAATAACTAGTAATTACATTAGTACTAGTTATATTACTATTAGCGGTTCGTTATTAGATATTAGCAAAGGCTCAATAACTAGTAATTACATTAGTACTAATTATATTAGTATTAGCGGTTTGTTATTAGATATTAGCAAAGGCTCAATAACTAGTAATTACATTAATACTAAT